CCATGAAGGTAAATTTTCATACATAAATTTAACCTTCGTAACCATATTTTTAGCAGTTTCTTGCTTAGTAGCTATACAAAGAATATTTTTATCTTTATGGAAAGTCATTAACCATAAAGAATACCCTGCTGTCAAAGTGGAAATACCTAATTGACGGGATTTTAAAATAATTGAATAAGGATTTTTTTGTACTAAATTTAAAGCTTTTTCTTGAAAAGGATATAAATGAAAATTGATTCTACCTCTTTGTGGGTGCTGAATCATGCAGTATTTTTTCATAAAGTGTATAGGATCCTGTGCACACTTTATATATTCCTGCCTTATTATTTGTTTTAAATCACTCAATTTCTACTTAATAAGATTGGTGTTAAAGTACCTAACACAGTCGTTAAAAGGGTTATAGTTCTAGTACTTTTAAGTGATTTAATTTTTTCATCTTTATTTTTTATTTCTAGTGATAAAATTGAGCTTTGTTCTAAGCATTTTTCATTCAATAAAAGTAAAGTATCAGTAGATACTATGTACTTAGATAATAATATAGAATCTTGCCCTATTATATTATATAAGTCAGTAATTTCTGCCTTTAAGGAATCCCTTTCCTGTTGGCAAAAATCATATCCTTTAAGATCTTTTACTACCTCTTTAGCTTGCTCAGTAGGAAGACAAACTAATTTAGTTTCCGTATCTTTCTGAGAAAAAATCGGCAAGCTCATTATGAGACATACCATCAATAGAAGATATTTGTTTATCATATTTTCTTTTAATTTTATTTAGTTCGTTGCTTCTAATAAAAATGGTAGTGTTTAAACTATCTATAGTATGTTCACTAATTAATAAAATATCATTTAAGTTATTTTTAACTGTTTCTAATTTATCCACCTTTATATTATACTTTGCTTGTTCAATTTCTAAAAGTTCATTGAATTTTAATTCAGCTTCTACTACAGCGTTATTTATTAAATTACTTGTAAAGTGCCACGTAGTGGCACCTCCTATTATTAATCCTAGTAATAACCCTATACTTATCGTTAATACATTACCCTTCATGTCAATAAATATTCAAATTCAATAAGACCCATAATTTGTTCGATACGTTCTTTAGTAGTACCACTAATTGTAAACCATTTATGAGTACTTTTATTGTGTTTTAGGATTAATTTTTTAATTTCTTCATCAATTTGCTGTCTATATTCTAGATCAGTTTCACGAATACCGTTATCTTCCATACCTACACCCTCAGGTGGAATATAAAAAATGTAATCATATTTTTGTAAAAAACGGGAGGCATATGCTTCAAACCCCTCAGCATCTAGATAATTAATTTTACATGCCTTATTTGTAAAAGCCATTACATCAAGAATAGTTCTATCGGCAATAATATTTTCTTGCATAAGTTCTGTTACTCGCTCTGCTAAAAATATAGTTTGTCCTTCAATAGTAGTTTTATAATTTAAAGGAATACCTAATGAATTAAGATATGCACTACGTTCAGTAGCAAAAGTATAATTCCTAAATTCTGGTGTTTCTTTAAGTGCTTTGACAAGTGTAGTTTTACCCACACTCATAGTTCCTGTAAATCCTATTCTCATTATCCTCCTTGTCTTGCTGATTGGTTCATTGCAGGGTTTTTGTACCAAGGAAGACCTTGTGTATTACGTTTTGCTTCTTTCCACTCTTCCTCAGTGTGTAGTACTCCATAAAGATAATATTCTCTATGACGAAGAACACCCTGAGGTATTAAAGCTGGTCCTTCCCAATTATGGAGCTTTCCATCCCAATAGTGTACTATTGTACCTTCGGGGGTTTTTATCTTTTTAGATTTAGGCCATTTTTCTTTACTCATCTTATTTAGGTGTTGGGAGTTCACCAATATAATTGGCATTCTCTAAGTGAAAAAATAATTCGTTTTTATGGTTTTCTATAATATCTTCTGCTACATATGTACCTTGTGCTCCACTCACAGTAATACCCCTAGCACTTAGTGCATCCCCTACAAAATGCACATTGGGTATTTTATTAAGAGATAAATTATCATAATTTACAAGTGGTTCTGGGGAGAGGTATTTAACTTCAGGGATATACATGCCCCAGTCATCCTTTAATGTGGGAAATATTTTTTTCATATCCTCAATAAAATCTTCAATATATTTAAAATAACCTTGAAAGTGGTCACGAACTTCTTGTAAACCTTCTTCAGTAATGTAATGGGCCTTTACCCAATCCCCCTCTGATGTCTTACTTTTTAGGCGGTTTACAATACCTTTTTTTTCATTTTTCCAAGGTGAATAATACAATCCTGCTTTATATTTTGATTGGAAGCGCCCTTGTGCTTTTTTTCCATTAGTACCTTCACTAGGAACAATACCCATTTTTTGTACTTTAGAAACTAATTCACGAGACCATTCAAATGGTTTATCAATTCCTCTAACTTCCATTAGAATACCAAAATTAGTCATATCATTGCGATATGCTTCATCTTTTTTAGCATGACCATTGTAACTATAATCACCGTATGTTTCTTCAAGTGCTACATATGCCGCATTATTATTAGTACAGAATGAACGGAGTGACACACCTTCATCTTCAAACTTACGATATAATTTAAAGTCATAACTTACATCAATAAGTTTTTGAAAATGTTTTTGAGGTGCTTCAAAACGTATACCAATTTGTACGGGTTTGGATTCAGTAGGTTGATCGTTCTCTTCGATAAATCTTTTACCAAAGTCAATACCTGATTTCCCTACTCCAAAGATTAATCGGTCATAATGTTCCCATCCTTCATTATCTTTAGTACTAAATTTTACACTATTAAGATTTGATTCAATCTCAGTAACTTTAGTATTCCACATAAATTTGACACCTTTATCACAAAGAAAATCGTACCAATTTTTACCAATTTCATGTAGATAATCTGTACCTACATGCCAAACTGGGAATAAACGGAGGCCAAAATAAGGTTTAATAAAATCAGGTTCTGTTATTGGGTTTGAGCATTGTACTTCTTCGGGTTTTGGATGGAAACGTTTAAAGTTGGTAATAACTTGGTCCATTAACTCCATAGCTTTTTCATCACCACAGTATTTAGACATATGGCCACCAATTGAAGTATGGTATGTAAGCTTACCATCACTCCAACCTCCGGCACCCATAAATCCTGTCATTACTTCTTCAGGTTTACGTTTATAAGGATCGTTACCCATATCAATAATAGTGATACGACTACCATCATATCCATTATCAACTAATTTAGTAGCAGCATTTACGCCCGCTACTCCGGCAAATACAATTACTATTTTCTCCTGTATTTATGCATAATTTTAATGGTTAAATATACGAAAAAAGTGTGGCGTCACCAAATAATG